ATAATCAGTGATTTTGTAAAAGTTTGTGTTCGCATTCGTTTCCCGTATGGATGCAAATCCTAAACTTCTGGATACGTTACGAGTTCCTTGGATATGTCTTTCGTTCGTATAACCGTAGTTTGTCGTTTGTACGATTCCGTTCGATAGATCTTGTCTCGTCTGAGTGACTAAAAAACCCGGAGAAATACTCGGAACGTTTGGATAGTTTCCACTTCCCGCTTGGAGCGCTCCGGGATGGTTGTTTTTTAACTGATATTGAACTTGAGAGTTTTGTCCGGCTCCGTTTGTTACGGTAAGCAGTTGGTCTTCTCCCGAATTCCGAGCGGTATTGTAACGGTAATACATCCTTCCCCAGGTTTTGTCCAAAGAAAGAAACGCGATGCTTACGTCCGATATACCGTCGAGGTTCATATCTTGAAGTGAAATTTGATACGTGTCCGATCGTTCGATTCCGTTCGGATCCGTATATTCTTGTGTGGAAAATCCTCCAAACGAATATCCGGGACTGTAACTAAACGTTCCGTCTCCTCTTGCAAGATACGTTTCGATTCTTTGACTTTCCTTATTAAATAATACTAAATCAGCAAGTCCGTCCCCGTTCACTTCTCCCAAGTTATACTGCAAAAGATTCTTTCCGTTCCCTGCGTTCAAACTCGTATATACCGGCGGCGCAAAGCCGTTTCCCAAAAAAAGAGACACACTCACTTGAGTTCCGATAAAAGATATAAAATCTAAAACTCCGTCTCCGTTCGCATCCGCAAGAGTGCTTTTATCCGCATCGATCGTATTCGATATCGGGAAGGTTTGTGTTTGAGACGTTCCATTAGTTATATTGAATGTTCTTACCTGAAGCGCGTAGTTGGCTTGTCCCAATGTCCCTTGGGCATAGATCGCGGCAATCTGGCTATTGATTGCGTAACTCTGCTGTCCTACAAAGTTGATTCTTGCGCCGACTAGATTCTCCAGAATTGTTTGTAAACCGGAAACGAACGCAGGATCATAGGCATAGTTTTTTCCATCCGTTTCCAAAGAATCCGAAACCGAGTCGTATCCGTTTGCGGTGAGATAGTCTAGTAAGTTTTGAAACTCGATATCGTCGATCGTGGCGTTTGTAGTCGGTGTGGGCAACTGGTCGACAACTGCCTTGGCCCTTGTGTGTTCCGCTTGGTACTGTACCGTCAATGTGTCTAACGCGGACTTTTGAGTCTGTAACGTTGTCAAAGCGGAATTGTCGTAGGTTTGGACGAGTTGCACATAGTCAGCCTTTCCGTCTCCCGTAAAATCGATCATGGAATTGATATAGAAATCGTTTCCACCTCCGATCACTACCGGATTGTCAAAGTAGGTTTCCCGATTGATATAGATAGAAAAACTTCCTCCGTTATTGTGTACAAAATCTACCAACTCATCCCCGTTCACATCCCCAAAAAAATCCCGAGTCGCCCTGTCGCTTGCAAGTGGTGTTGTGTGATTCGGCCCGTAATGAAATTTATATTCATACGGACTAAATACGCGCATATCTCCGTTTGCGCCAGTTACACTTACATTTCCAAATTGTACGGGAGACGTAAAATTTCCACCCGTGGAATACACTCCCCAGAGCATCCCTCCGTTTTCGTATACAAAATCCGTCAACCCGTCCCCGTTCAGATCCACAACCTGGTAAAACGTATTGTAGTGAATCGGAATATTCGGTCCGTTGAATGTAATTGCGGACTGCCCGATTTTTTGGATATGTCCTACAAGATGAATCGATCCGTCCGCTTCGTTTCCGTTTAACGTCGCAAAGTCGGGGATCCCGTCTCCGTTTAGATCCATCGGAAGCCACGCGGTCAGTGCGGAATCCACTCCGTTCTCACAAGCTCCCGGTCCGCCCCATCCTAAAAACCCAGCGCAGTTCCCCGCCAAATACTGCAAGAATTGTTGGTTCCCTCCCCAACAAATCGGAAGTAAAGCACACAAACAAGACGCAAATCCCAGATTGCATGCGTTTCGATCCGGAACCGGAACCTTCACCACATACTGCAAGGAAGCGTCGATACTTCCATCCAACGCAGACGGATGATACGGCAAGGCTCCGTTTAGAATAAAGTTGAGTACGTCTACCGCAACGTTCGGTATGAATACGTTCATCAGAGCGGTATTCGACAAGTTTTGATAATCAAGATGTCCGGGTGAAAAACTCCCCGAATGATTCGTATATGTAAAATCCAGATCCGCAAAGTTCTCTGAACCGAATGTGTTACTCCCCGATCGTTGAACCTTTCTCAATACAGACCTTCCGGTTACGGGCCCGTAACTGTAATCCAAATTATAGGTTCTGAATAGAGTTCCTCCGATCAAAATCTCAATCGTATCGAGCCTTTTTCGGATTCTTTCCAAGGTTCCCAAAGAATAGTTGGGATTTGTATCGTTTCGGTTTTCGTAGTTAAATCGGATCGTTCTGTCGTTGTATGCAATCGTAGATGGATAGTAGTCTCCGTTATTTACGTCTAACGTAGAATAGACGACGTCGTATCCGTTTCCGTGGGAATCCTCTTCTCTGGAGAGCGCCCATTCCCGGATCGATCCGGCGGTTCTTCCCAGTGCGGGTATTCTAGAATCGATACTTCCTCCGAATAGAAATCGTTTTCCATCCTGATTCGTTGCAATCCAAGCACAAGGACCGTCCCCACAAGTTCCTTGCGGTTCAAACCGCAGATACGATTCTTTTTTGGAATGATAGACGGTTTTGTTTCCGCTCACGTCTACGAGTTCTCCCGCCAAACCGGACACATACGAATCGTTCCCGTTGTATCCGATTCCGGATGACGGATTTCTTGCGATTGTCGGAAGTCCGTTTAAACTCCATCCCATTCCTACAATCGCATTTCCTCCGTTGGAGTTGTAACTTAGCGACAGCTCAGGTATTACTTTGCCGGGCGGGAGTTCTATTTCTATGTGTGTGTTCGCAGATCCGTCCGGGCCCGCTTGTAGTATCGGGAGTTGTTGCGGAATTCCTCCCGCTATCGCCGACGCCACGGTGTTCCACACGTTTTGAATCCCGGAAAGGAAACTAAAATTGAATACAAATAAAAACGATACACTCAAACCAATCAATCCGACAGTACGTTTCATCTTAAGCCCCGGTTCTATTTTTAACAAATCGCAAATCTTTAGTTAGGCGAGTTTCAAGTGGCTAGTGGATTAGTGGTTAGTAAATTCACAGAGTTAGAGAAGTTTTACTTTGTTGAAAGCAAAGTCTCTGTATTACGAAAATATAACTAACCACTAACCAACTAATTACTAGTCACTCGAAGCGATTAGGATCTTGAAAAGGATATTTCTTTGTAAAAGAGGGAGACCCTACTTTTCTCAGAGAAATACCCTTCTAACCCCTAACAAACTAACCTCTAACTAACTCCCATAATTTGTGATATTTTTGCCACAAATACTTGAATCCGAGTTTTCTAGGAAGCTCTTTTTGAATTTTTTTATTTTTTAGGAAATATATCGTGTTTATATTATAATATAGAAAACCAATTTCGTTTTAATAATTGAATGGTTATAATATGAAGTACTTTAGGAATGCTCTTTCACTTTGTCAG